GGGCGAGGTGGCTGAAATTAACCACCAGATAAGGCTTGCTGATATAAAAAAGAAGGCAAGAGAGAAAGAAGCCGCTGACAAAAAAGCTGCTGATAAAGCGGCGGCTGATGAAAGGGCAAAAGAATTAGATGCTGAGGCGGCAAGGTTCACAGCAACGGGAGGCCCGGCGGCTGGTTTAAATATTGAAATACCTAAATCTCCCGAACAGATTCAAAAAGAAAATGAAGTTGCTGCGGCTCATCTTGCACTTGCAGAGAAAGAGAAAATATTCTTAGCTGAATCTGATTTAAGAAGTAGAGCATTTACCGACATAAAAGACAAGGCCAAAGAGGAGGAGTTAATCAATCAACTTAAATTTGAAAACACTCAAAAGATGCTCGGTTTAACTGCCGATGCTTTAAGTGCTTTTTCTTCTATCGTCGGGGAACAGACAGCAGCTGGTAAAGTGTTTGCTATTGCGGCTGCAACCATAGATACATTTAAAGCGGTTGTTGGGGCTCTTGCAAGTTCTCCCCCTCCGGCTAATTATATTCAGGCGGCGATAGTCGGTGCTTTAGGAATAGTGAATATCAAAAAGATAATTGCCGTTAAAATCCCCGGTAAGGGAACGGGAGGATCTGCTCCAACGGCGGCGGCGGTTAATGCTCCGCTTACTCCACAGAAGCCATTACAGCAAAGTACGACTTTAGATCAGGCTTCACTCAATGCAATCGGGAATGCCACAACGCGAAGTTTCGTATTAGAAAGTGATATTTCAAGTTCACAAGAACGCATTACTAGGCTGAACCGAAGTGCAAGACTCGGAGGCGGTTAAGGAGCATATTTCCATTTATACCCGAAAGCAAAATTTCTTCTCCCGTTACAAACAGATGCAATGTTTCCGGTATTTTGTTTACCAAAATATTTTCCAGCATCAACAGCACAATCGAATCTAATAATGGCTTGGTTTGTGTTTGGGTCAATCATTAAAACGGGTTTAAGTTTTTTTATAACTCTGTTCCCCTTTTTTGATAAACTGTTCTTTTTTCTAACTTCAGGCCTATTTGCTATTTCTTTATTTATTATCCTAATGCGCTCCATTACTTCTGGAGAATGTTTGTATCCTTTCGGCTGAGACGATGGCTTACCTTTTCTTAAAAGGCTTTGTTTTAATCGGGTCTCTGGGCTTGCTTTTTTGCCAATATTAGCGAGTCTTACTTTTTCAACAATGTCACTATGATGCATGGCATTATCTTCGCCTCCTTTAGTAATATTTACAAGCTGGCCTCCTTCTTTTTTTAAGCCATACTGAGCTATATATTTTTTCTCAAACTCATAGGCTTCTTTAAGTGAGATATTTTCATGCACTATCTCGACGATTCTTTTGCCGTATTTTCTTACGTAGTTGTGCCAAACCTTATTCCTTCCTCCGCTTTCAAAGGCTCTTCTTCTCTTACCGATCCCAACGTAAAAAATCTCGTAAGTGATTGGGTTCCTATGGAAGTAAACTATCATACAATAAGATACAAAAAGTTCTTAAACCGGACAAGTCCCCTTCAAAGCCATTTTGAGTATTATGCCTATCCCTTTACCAGTTTTTGAAATGGTGATTGACGAGAACCCCGAATCTGATGTCGAGGTTAGTTTCGTTGCCCTTGTGGACAAACCCGCTATTGAGCGAAACTTCCTTGCTTTTAATGATCAGCGGCTCAAACTTGACTTTGCTATTCATGCCGAAAGACAAATTATCTCAGGTCCCGCGATGGTTGCCGATACTTTAATTTATCGTAAAGATGCAGGCGGGGAATACAATGTTTTTTTCTCCAAAGACACTATAGAAAAGATTGCTTTAAAGTTCTTTAAGCAGGACTATCAAAAGAATCTTAACCTTTTTCACGATCCAACTTTAAGCCTTCAGGGTGTAACAATTTTTGAAAGTTTTGTTTCGGATAAATCCAGGGGAGTTCAGCCTATGAAAGGCTTTGAAGATTTACCCGATGGGACGTGGTTTATTTCCGCTAAAGTAGAGAACCCGAATGTGTGGGCGAAGATTCAATCAGGGGAAGTAAAAGGCTTTTCTGTTGAGGGAATTTTCTCTTACATGAAAAAACCGAAAGCTGAAGAAAAAACATTTGTGATTGAATCTGATGTGTTAAATAGTTCAGACAGGATTATAAGATTGAGCAGGGCTGATAGGTTAAAGCCAACGTTCCCGCCTCCAGAGAATCTAGAAACGTATTTGTTCGGTGAGTTAAACCGGACACTTATTGAATCGGGACATATATACCCAAATAGCGTTCTCATGTCAAAAGTAAAAGATTTCATCGCCAACATAAAGAAAGAGTTTTTCGATGGTACTGCCTTAATTAATCCAGCACCTCCGGCGGCTCCTCCTGCAGCACCTGCTCCAACCGTTCAAACCATGATGGATTATAAAACGAAGGACGGCATGGCTGTTTCTGTGGACAAACTTGAAGTAGGTGGAACGGCTTTGATGAATGGTGTCCCGGCTCCTGCGGGTGAGATTGAGTTCGAAGATGGAACAAAATTGACAGTAGGTGAAGGCGGTGTAATAACTGCGGTTACTCCGGCGATGACGGCGGCTCCTGCTTTAACGATGGCAGAGGTTGAAGGAATGATTACAAAAGCGATCACGGCGTATAAAGAGCAGATGCAACAGGCTCAGCTTTTATCCAAGTTGGAAGCGGCTGAAAAGATGCTTGCTGATCATAAAACGACGATGGCAGCGCAGGATAAGAAAATCCAGGGGTTGTTTCAGATAGTTGAAAAACTTGCTGATATACCAACAGCAGATACAATAGGAGAGAACCATTTGAGTTTCACAAAACAATTAATACTGGATAAGGATCAAAAGAAACAAGACTTTATCAATATGTACCGGAAAGTCTCAAGAGCGAATTAAAAATCCAATATCCACTTATAAATAATTAAATTCTAATACAATGGGTTTTACAGTATCGGCCTTAACAGAATATGTTGATCAGACTAGCGAGGAGCTATTATTTACGCTCCAATTTAAAGGTGAAACATCCAAGCTCGCCAACGTTCAAAGGGGGATTAAGTCGGCTGAAGCCCTTCAGATTGTAACGAACACGCCAGTCCCTCAAGATGGAGCTTCGTGCGGTTTTAATGCTTCGGGTGACACAACATTCACCCAAAGAAACTTAGTAGTAAAATCTGTGAAATATCAGGATTCTTACTGTCCCCGGACTTTGGAAACAAAGTGGACACAGCTTCTTTTAAAACCTGGTCAGCATTATGACGAAAGTGATATCCCAAAAGCAATTTTGGATGACATTATAAGCCAGATCAACCGGATAAACGAAACAGGCGACTGGAAAGGCGATACTTTAACTGGCTCTGCTTTCCTCAATAAGTATGATGGGTTGATAAAGATAATAGCTGCAGCAACAGGAACAAGCGTAGCGACAGCACAGGCTGGCCCGGTTACTACTTCAAATGTAAGGGCATTGGTTCAAAACGTTCTGGCTGCGATTCCTGCGGCTCAAATGGGAGATCCAAATACTAAGATTTTAATGGGTTATGATATTGCCGGAATGTATCGCCAAAAGATGTTCATAGATAACCTGTATCACTTCCAGGCTTCTGCTGATCAAAAAAATATCATGGCTGAAGGAACGGTGCATGAAATTGTACCGCTTCACGGATTGGATGGATTGGGTTCAAGTTCAGGAGCTTCAAGTCCTTTTGTTTTCGCCCTTGATCCTGACAGAAATCTTTACCTCGGTGTTGACATGGAAAACGAACACGAACAGGCGAAGATGTGGGTGGACGGAAGTGATGGAGAAACTGTTAAATACTCTTTCCGGTTTAAGAGAGGATGGCAGATTGCTTTCCCTTCTGAAATTGTTGAATACGCTAATACCTAATAAATTATGCCTTGTGCTTTAACTCAGGGATATTCACTCGATTGTAAAGACAATGCCGGCGGGGTAAAGAATGTTTGGATAGCCAACTTTTCAAACGTTTCCGGAATAACGGCTGTTGATGGAGTTATCTCAGCGATCTCAAAAGCGAATAACGGAAGGTTCTATTTGTACCAACAGTACAGAGACACTTCAGATGCTTTTGAGGACATCACAGGGGATGCAATCGCGGGAACAGTATTTTACGCTCAGACGGTTAATATTGCTCTTCGGAAGATGCAGGCATCGATACGAAACGAAATTAAACTACTTGCCCAGGCTCTTACTGTAATGGTTGTCCAGGACAGAAATGATAAATACTGGTACTACGGAGAGACTAATGGGATGGATCTGAACACAGGTAAGATCGGCACCGGAAAGACATTGGCAGAGAAAAACGGTTATGACTTGACGTTTACAGGAGCAGAACCAAGCCCGGCGCAAGAGGTCCAATCGGCGGTAATTGCTACTCTCACAGTTCCATAGTGACTAAAATATGTTGGTTTGACAACCCTCTGATTTCCATCGGGGGGTTTTTTTATCCGGACAGTTTGGGAGTTTTGACATTTTGAGTATGATCCTTCTTTCTCTTTTAAACTCTGCTGATAAAATAGTCGTTACGTTAAACGAGAAAAGGACGTTGGATGATG